AGCTACACTAAATAAAACACCTCCCAAGGTTAATACGGTTCTTAAATCAATCGCTCCTTCCATACTTAACCTCTTCTTTAGTAGCTTTAGAAGTTACAAACTTCCAGTCTGTTCCCATAAAAACTAAACAAACTGCACCCTGTAGTTCAGGAGGAGATAGTGTAAGAAGCCAGTGTCCTTCAGAAGTAACAGACAGTTTAATTAAAGCTCCTTCTCTAATTCCGTAACCACGAACCAATTCAGAAGGTTCAAATATTTTACTTTCTTCTTTTCCTACACAAGGTATTTCTTGTGCAGAAGGAGAACGTATCATAAATGCTGCGATAAATATAGTGAGAAGAGAAAGGGTTATTATCTTACTTATCATTCTTCAAGCTCAGGCCAGTCGTACAGGATGCCAGATTTAGTTACACTACCATCTTCATTGGTTGTGTATGTAACAAACAATGCAGCCACTGCATCGGTATCAGCCGCGCCATCAATTGCACTTTCCATAGCAGTTGCTTTGGTGCGGATTGCATCACGCCAAGTTTGGATGTTTGAGGGGACTGCGGTTTCCTTGTCAGCCTTTCGAACAATAGCCCAATCAGTTTGCGAAAGAAGTGAACCCTGTTGGTCATTTATTTCAGCTTTTAACTGCGATTTAACGCCTAGCTGGACTACCTGAACACCATCCTCGTCCAACACTGGCTCATCATTTTCATCGACGACATCAACGTCAGCCAAGCTCTTAGCCGTTTTGACGATAGTCACACCGTCAGTGTCGTATCCCCATGTATAAAGGCGACTATCAGGAGGCGTCTCTGGTGTTACCTCAGTTAAACCAGCATCAGCTTTTTCTGACGGCGACCAGATGTGCCAGTTCCGAGGATGCGTGATACCGTTATCATCGGTCCACGATGTAAACTCTCGAATTGTTCTGCCGTTATATTTCCACATTAGTTTATTCTCCTGTTATCTTGCTGTCACTGGTGCAACGCCGTCACCGCCGAAGGGGTGTTCTGCAAAAGCCATGTAGATAATTGTTGCCCCGCTTTCATTTACAGAGTGATCAGTCGATTTAGGTCTAAAACCGTTACTATAGAGATCAACTGAATAACCTGTCGTTTCCGCTACATTAAGATCAGCTAACACTGTCGCATTAGGTGTGTTGAACGGTGATCGTTTGTTATCGACAATCGGCCAACCATCCCCTGAATTGGTAAGGTTTTTAGTTATTACGTAAGCGGGACGGAAGCCTGTGTAAATAAATGGAGCAGCCGTAGCTGATCCGTTTCCAACATATTTTCCAAAAGAGCTATAGCCGGGAATTTCTGCAAAACAATATGCAACAAAAGTTTTACTGCTTTGGTTTGTACCGTTTGATGCACCAACACTGAATACCGACGAGGTTGGAAGTGTGTTGTTCCAATAATTTACCGATGTGTCCTGTGCGCCATTATCAAAATTAAGATAATAGTTAGCACCCGGTAGCTTTGTGTGCCAAATAGTCCACCCATCATCTGAACCGGAAACTCTTTTCTTTACAATTATCATTGAAGGAGTAACGCCTAATCCATGTCCAATTGTTGCTGCTGAACCTGTGCCAGTGTATGTGCTAATACTAAATCCAGCCGTTGTGTTTGCTGATGTAGCAGTAGTATTTATAGAACCATCTTCATTGCTGCTACCACTGCCGTTGGCTTTCCACTGCCAAGCCACAAAAGTATCAGAACTACCGTTCATTCCTATTCTAGAACCGACTTGGAAACCATCCGATTCAAATGCGGTAAGACCTGTTGTAACTGTTGCTTCTGCGTCAGTAGCATTTGTTTTAAGTTCTTTTTGCACACCACGAAGTACATCGTACAGAGCATGATCGGCAGCTGTTCCACGGGACTTAACCCAAACCCAATCCGGTTGGAATGTACTATTACCAGATTGATCTACGCTGCGACTTGAGCCTGTACCTGTATAAAGCGTAGTCTGAAAATACTTTGACCCATCAGAGATTGTTGGTGTGGGTAGGTTGGCGGTGTTTAGTGCAGTAAACCCTGTTGTTGGCGTACCGGCAAAACCTAACTGACCAAAATTAGCCTTGACTGCATCAACTTTGCAACGGCACCAGAAGAACCAAGTCTTGCTTGAGTCAATGTCGGTAAATGCGTCGCCTTGGCTTACCCCATCTTTGAAAAATTCAATAGTGCCGGGGTTGTTGCTTAAATCAACCTCAATACGAATGACGTTACTTGTTCCAAAAGATGCTCCATAGGATGAACCATTTCCATCTTTATCAATTTTATTTCCGTTTGTATCAAAGTAACCTCTGGAGTCGCCGCTAAACCCATTATTATCTGCCACGAAATCCACGTCGCATATCCCCAAGGTTATGCTGGACCCACTGACGGTTTGCATTTCACAAACTTTTTTCTCACCGGACGTAAAGCTAATTGTGCTTTTTGCATGTTGGGATTTTGTACTTCCCGGTACTGTAAATTCAAGATTTCCGTCTGAAAAATTGCCACTAGTTAGAGGTATTAGTGGATTCCAAGTAGCAAAGTTATTAGTCGGGGTATCCGTAACCTGATCTGCCGCAGCCAAGCCGCTGCTAGTAAAGTCATTGGTGTTACCACTACTATCGTCACCCAACGCAGAACTATCTTGGCCTTTCAGGTAAAAGCCGTTGGTGCCGTAGCTGCCTGTGTATTTCTTCGGCACCCACACGCCGTTGCTGTCATACCCACCAAAATCAGACGCAGCTTTTGCAGTGCCGTCTACGAAATTTATTTCAGATAAGTACCCATCAATGCGGTCGTTTGCTGCGGTAATATCAAAAGCGTACGCACCGATTGCTTGTAACTTCCCGCTCGTACAAATCGCTATCGTGTCATTTTGAGCAACGTAGGACGCAGTCGAAAAATCTGTGACTTGTGATCCGTTCACATAAATTTTTGTTCTGTTGCTTGCTGTTGACTGAGTAGTATCCATCGCAACAACAATGTGATACCAGCTTGCGGGATCACGAAAAACTTGATTGGTTTTTATTTCAGCCCACGAGCCTGTGTTGAAAGCCACATATAGCGCGTCATTTTCCCAACTAATAATATCTCGGGGAACTGACGAATTACCCGGCGTAGCAGCAGAAAAAATAGCTCTTGTAGCTGTGTCGTTAAAGAACGTGCAGGGCTTTATCCATGTGCTAAAGGTAAACTTCTGCGTGCTGGTTGGCGTGCCGATAGTTCGACTTAGCGAGGGTGTGTCCCCAGCATTAAAACGAATGCTCTGATCAATCTCATATCCGCCGCTTGATGTAAAAAACTGTCCGCTTTCAGTAAACATTCAAATCACCCAAAGTTTAGTTGAGCAGCGCCGAGCAGGATGCTGTTGTCCGCCTTTACCATGTACGGAACGATGTCGTAGTCGTTGTTTGCGCTCGAAAGTGTTATTCCCGCCGATGCCGCTGTTTCATAGTCTCCATGCAATGACAAGGTTGCCGCGCTGCCGGAGCTTGGCTGAACGAATATAATAACCCCGCACTGCCCGATTTGAGATGCCTCGGTAGTTGGCGCTGCAAGCGTGTTCGACCCTGCTGCCAAGGTAATTATGAAGTTTTGATAGGTGTCATAGTCCAGCACACCGGAGGTTGCTGACAACGCAGCGGTGTAGGTGCTTGGCAACTGCGCCTTGGTAAAAGTGTTTTGAACATCTTTTTTAACGGTATCAGCATCGTACTGCTGAAGAGTTACACCAAGGTCAGAAGAGTCATACTTAGTGTTTACCGCCGTTTGAACAGCACTAAACTCAGTGTTAAAATCTGCACCAGAAATAATTTTATTAGGGTTAGAATCGGCTAGAGCATCTTTGCCAGACCAGCTAACTTGAATTGTATAATCGCTCATTTGTTACCTCTTGTGTTTAACTGCGTGAAGAATATCTAGCTATTCCATACAATGATTTAATACTACCGTAAAGAGCTTGGTCACCATCGTCATAAGGCGCTCTTTCGTCCTGTCGTTGGTTAGAAAGCTTTATAAACAACTGTTGCTTTGACCACTTAGGAGTCTGTGGTTTAGGCAGGGGTTTAAATAACGGTCTTGTCCTTCCACGGGGCATTACGATACTCTAAGTCTTTCTCCAGCCCAACGAGCAAGGTTTTTCTTTTTCTTTTCCTCTGTCATCTTTTTCTTTTTCTTTTTGACAAAGTTACCGGCTGTTCGATTTTTAACAGGTTTCATAGTACAACACCATATTCCTTGTTACGTTGTCTAACCAATTCTAAAAGCTTGTCTCGTTCCTTATCCCACACTTCTTTTAGCATCTGAGTGTCTACTTTAGGATTGTCATCAATAACTCTATTTACTTTTCCAGTAGGAGTTTTAAGTGCTTTTGTAACTTTCTTAACTTTTTTATCTGGAGGGGTAAACAATCCTCCTTTGTAATCTTTTAATGCTACGGTGTTTGGAACTTCACCTTTTTCATTTGATTTGTTTCCCGGTGTTTTACCGGAGGCTACCGAAGGAGTTTCAAAAGATTTTTCTTTAATAGGGTCTAGGTCTTCTTTGTCTGAAAGCAACGATAGAATGTTTTCAATATCTTCTGCTTCGTCTTCAAACTCTTCAGTATCTTTGAATTCCAATTCGTTTTCTTCTAAAAAACTGTACAACTCTTCCATGCTTGCGGCAGGATTAGCTTGTTTAAAAGTCTTGGTAAGCAGTTCTTTATATAGCTGTGCTATCTTATTTTTAATCTTTTCTAGTTCTAGGTTGTAACTGGTATCCGATAGGGCTGCTTCAAGAGTAATCATATTAGCTTATCCTGTATAAGAGTGGGAGTCCCCAGCCATTAGACCGGAGACTCCCTAGACCTACTTAGGTAGCAGGTACAACGAAGGCAATACCAGCGTTGTCGCGGAGTTCCGCAACACCGTACAGAGTATCAGCCGTAAACAGGTCACCGAGGTATTCCTGCTTGTACTGGGTCTGCGAACGAACACCCATCTGCTCCGCAAGGCACAGAGCATCTTTGTGCATCATGACACCAACGCGCTGGGCATTGGAGTTGATGGACGGGCAGTTGGACGAAACGTAAACGTCCATGCCGTAGATGCTGCCGATCTTGCCGGTCTTAATGGCGTCACCGTTACCAATGAACTGCTGTTCAGTGAAGCGGTTGATGCCGAGCATGTCGTTAGCAGCAATTGGAGGAATAACCATGCAACGGTTATCCGAAGGAACGTCAGCGTTATCCAGCTTGAGGATCATGGCACGAATACCAGCATCCGTCAAGTCATTGGCGTTTGAGGAGTTACCCGTGTACAGGGTCGTTCCGTCACCACCGATAACAGCCTTTTCATAAAGAGCCGCACCTGTGCCGCCTACCGTTCCGCCCTGAAAGCCTTCGGAAAGAGCAAACAGGTCCGTGTCAACTTGCGTAGCAAGAGCATAGCCAGCGTCGTCGGTGTAGAACCGGCGAAGCGACTGAAGCGCCTGAACTTCCGTGATGTCTTCGATCAGAACGGAATATTCATAGTGCTTGTTGATGCTAACCTGCACTTCACTGTGGGTGTCGCCCTGAAGCGTAACCTGAGTGTTTGCAGCTTTAACATTAG